AAGCTGGTTTCATTCCGATTGAATTGATGCCAGCTACAAAAGTTATTCCACCGGGAAGCGGCGCTGTCGGACGGTGTTGAAGTTGAATATCCGCTACCATCGGAGGACGCACCATGTAATCGAGTGACTGTCCCTTGCGCTTTGTTTCGTGCTGAAGCTGAATAACATCGCCAAGTGCATCGAGGCCCGGAGCCGTTCCATAAGCGTCATTACCCGTAAGTTCCCAACGAGGAAAGATGCCGGGGAGTTCGTTAAAACCTTTAATCCCGAGGGCGCGCGTTTTTTCCTGAGAGGTCGTTTCCCAATAACATTCAATGAATTTGAACTTTTTTGATACCTTGTAATCCCCCGTATTTGGTTGAATAAGGTGAGTTATTTCAATATCATCTTCAAGCGCTCCGTCCCGTTTGTCAATCTTCATACGAACATGGTCAGAGCAATTTTCCCTTCCCCAACGAGACTCAAGTTGGTGAACTTTTAACTTAAACTCCCGCGCGAAAACACTGACTTCCATTCGGTCAGACTGGCCGAGATAGTATTCTCCGAGGGCGTTATTGTAGCATCGAATAACGGACTCAAAATCTTCATAAATCAACATAGAAGCTGTACCGAAGAACACGAGGTCGAGGTACATAACGGCCATCGCGTTGTAGAAGTTGCTTTCTTGAAAAACAAGCATCATTCGACGTTCGACCTCATCAAGCCATGCACGGGCTTCAAGGTCAACGTCGTCACCGTAATTTGCAAGACGAAGCTTGAACCACGGACGTGACGGAGAGGTAATTCCGTTCATCATACCTGCTGCAAGTACCCGTCCTGCGTTAGTGCCGGTCCCATCAAGGATGGTTCCGCTTTTAGTTAGATACCTCGAGCGCTCATCACCAGACATAAGCCAGATGTAGCGTTTCGGGATATAAAACTCCGCGATCTCCCGCCAAGATTGCCACCACGGAAGCCGATCACGCCTCAACGCGGTAAGCCGTGAGACATGCTTCCTATGAAGTTCTTCCGTGATATTCATAATTTAGCCTCCGAGGAGATTACGTTTCGCAACGTTAGCACTTTTCACGAGGCCCCCGGCTCCACCAGCATTGGAAATAAGGGATTTATAAGAAGTTGCTGTGCTATCAACCGGAGCCAAATTCCTTTGGTCGTTAGCACTGATCGGTGTTGGCGGGGGCTTGGGCTTTTTGACTTTGGGCATCATGCTAATACGCGCTCTCTCTCATAGGGGTTATAGTCAACAGGGGAATGAAGTTTAACATAGTCTTCTCGCTGCTCGCGAGTCTCTGGAAAGTAAATATCGTAAGCGAAGGTGCAAGCGAGGGCGTCCGCAACATTCGGAGACTTAATTCCGCGTGAACGCATCACTTTTTTGGACTCAAGCTGAATAGCCTCTGCATTATTCAAACCATAAGTTGGTCCTGTAAGTTCATCGACGAAGGTTATTTCAACGCCCGGAATTTTATTTGGGATGCTACCGAATTTTAACCAGCGCCGCAGCCGGCCCCAAATTTCCGCCCGCTTGTTTGCGTACTTAGCTCCGTCATTAACGTCTCCGCCATCAGCACCTGAACCAAAATCTACATCCATCGTGGGGATTTGAAGCATACGAAGTCTATCAGCTACGCCGCCGCCTACACCGCCCGAGTCAACCATGACCATTGCCGCGCGGATACGGAGAAAAGTTGCTGCAACTCTGGCAGCCGTTTGCATAGTATCAGTACCGTAGAGAACCTCGAGTCCCAAGGTAATGGCATCCCTTCCTTTACGAGGGTAGATAATTGAGGGATCGTCGCCAAATCTACCAACGTCCACCCCGATGATAATCGGATCACCTGAAGGTAAAGGCGCGGTGCGAAGTGTGGCTTCCAAAGCAAGTTCAAAGGGGATGAAACTTGTGGCATCAACCCGAGGGAAAACGCCTCTGACGCGCACACGTACAAAATCGCTGTCTTCTCCATAGTCTTTAATCCAGGCGTTTATTTGATCTTTGTCCGTAAGCGTAACTTCACGCGAGTCTACTGCGCGTGAAAGCCAACGATGAGCAAACTTGCCGTGAGCAAAACACTCACGGAACCGGCCTTTATTGCGTGTGGGGTTTCCGAAAACAGCCCAAATAATTTGAGTACCTTTGTCTGTCAAGGCGCCCTCAGTTGTTTCCCAAATTATATCGGGAATGGCGGAAGCCTCATCCATAAGAACCAGAATGCGTTTACCTTGGTTATGCAATCCGGCGAAGGCTTCTTGATTGCGTTCCGACCAAGGCACCATGTCGATACGCCAGGTGTTTTCATGGGCGGGGTCCGCGGATTTAAGACTTGTTGCATTCAGCTCGAAAAGAGTTTTTGCAATGAAAAGCCGATACCATTTTGCAAGTTCTACCCAAGTTTTAGTTTTGAGCTGGTTTTCGGTGTTAGCGGTAACAACGCCCTTAGTGTCAGTAAATGTACTGATAGCCCAAAGAATGATCCAACTGACGAGAGCGCTTTTCCCCACTCCGTGGCCAGAGGTGGTTGCGAGCTGAACGGCTTTGGCGAAGTCGATAGTACCTTTGCCGAGATCAATGAGTACGCCCCGTTGCCAATCTTCCGGACCTGTTTCATGTTCGAGTTCTCCCGGCTCACCCCAAGGAAAAGCCCAGATCACAAACCCGAGGGGGTCTGAACTGAATTGAGCCAAATCCTCAACGAAGTCTGTCACTTTTTGACCTCAACGTAATCAATGGTTTCGATTACAGGGGCAACAATAACTGCTGCTCGCTCGGTGGCAAGTCTTTTTCTTGCTGCTTCGAGTCGGTTTCCAACATCGACATTAAGGTTGATATTTGTGTTTGAAGTTTGAGGTCCGTTGCCGGAGCGATCAGTGACGAATTTTGCAAGTTCAAGTTTTTGTCCAAGGGATGCCTTCTCCATAAGTTCATCGTTTTCCATGTGTTCTTGAATAATATGAAGCGCATCGACACTCATACCGGCAAGCATTTCGGTAGCTGTTTTGAATTGAATATCGCGTTCCTCGCCGTAAATTTTCATCAGCTCTATAAACGCCGGATCGGTTTTAAGAATTGAAACGTAGGTGGCGGCGTAACCGCAAATCAACGCGGCATCCCAGTCAGATTTTCCCGCCGCAAGTAAACGAGCCAGATTTTTATGACGATCAGACAAACGTTTAATGGAAGGGAGCGGTTTTTGCACCCCTCGCTCCACGTTGAGTTTGTTTATATCTTCTGAGGTCAATTCTCTCCCGACAGCATAAACCAACTTTTTGGATGCTCTACCGATTGGCGGGCGGGCTAATTCGAGGTTGAAATCCATATCCATTTGCTTATACTATTTTCCTTCGAATGTCAATATGTATGTGATCCGAGAGACCATAGCCATATAAGGAACTCGCACTAAGCCAAGGGAAACTCGAACTCGCACCAAGCCATCCTCTCCGTTATTCAACATCAATAACCTTTTCTTATTCTTGACGCCGTGACCTGACGCCAAAATTGAATTTTAGAACCTTGCGGGCGGGAATAAATATCACGAATATCTCCGGTACCTGGAGGTGTGTCCTGCGGCGGACCCGGTATAATAACAACCGCACCTGTAATCCAGAGGGCTACAAGCGGGGTTGCTGCGATTGGGGAAAGACCGAGCATTGTAAAATTATACCTTTTCGCAGTTCGAGGTTTTCATTGTGGCACCGCCGTAAATCTGGCCATAGCCTTTTGGGGCTTCATGTTTGCCAATGGCGTCGAGAAGTGCCTTGAGTGAAGGCGTCATATGGGTTCTCCCGGAATTTCTGTTTCAGCTACCCAGTTGCCGCCAGCTGCGATGATGCAGGTCTTGCCCGTAGCAATCTGCGTGGCGAGAATTGTGAATGTCTCCTTGCCGACGAATGTTTCGATTACCATCGTGCCGCCACCGGACAGGCCCTTGCCTATGCGGGCTTCGCCGTACCGGCTGCCTTCCAGGGCCTTGACAAATTCCTTATACGGGCCGCACATGAGTGATTGAGAACTGGCCTCCGCTATCCACATGAGCAGCGCGGCAAGGGCGAGCAAGGTAATAACAACCAAGGTTTTCATTGTTGCACCGCCGGTATTTGATTGTCTAAAAGATCAAGCTGCTCGATGATCTTGGGATCAACATAAAGTTTGCCGCCCCTCGGAATGACATTGAATATATTTGAGCTCGTTTTGTATTCCTTGACCGGATAGCCTTCCGGCTGGATTTTCCAGACAGCTTCCACAACGTACTGCCCCGGCTCAAGGTGGCAGTCCTTGTCTATAAACCACTTGAGCGTCACCGGA